CTTATCCCTTAGTAGCACATTCATTGTAGAGAAGATTTGTATATCAAGTAAGTCTTCAATCACCTCCCTACGATGGGCTGCCGGCAACTGCATGAATGGTACAAATGAGGCACTACCAAGCACCACGATCTGATTAAATGACTTGTGGTTGAGTTTGAGAATGTTTCTCTCAAACATCTCTTGATACTCTTTTGATTCGGCATCTTGGTTTAAAAGTTTTCCATCTTGATATATTTCAAATACTAATGGTTTAATGCCGCGCTTGATGAGGTACTGCCGCTTACCAATTCTAAATTCTACCTCAACCTCTAATCCTTTTTGATTGATGGTGTTAAGTAGTTGTGGCTTGTTTACTTTACGAAATGGTCTACTGTACAAACCAAAAGACAAAGCATCGAGAATAGTACTTTTACCAGCACCATTCTCTCCGATAATAAGGGTAGATTTATTTCTTGTTAAGTTTATCTCTGTAAATGCATTTCCGGTAGAAAGAAAGTTTTTCCACCGAACCTTTTCAAAAATTACACTCACTTAATTACCTTCTCTCAACGTTCTTCTTCATACCCTACTCCATAGATAGAGCTTCATTGTATAATGTACGAAGTAAATTTTCAAGCTTTGACTTATCCGCACGTAACTCTAATTGATTTACGTATTTGTTTAGAATAGTAAGAGTGTCTTCCGCTTCGTTAACAATATCGTTATCATCTTCTAGATTTAAGTTTAGATGATCTTCTACAGCCTGTAAATCAATAACGTTTGCCTTTTCCAACTTCTCAATAAACATATCAAACCAGACCGGGTTAAGTTTATTTTTAATAATAACCTTTACTACCGAGTCTTTATACACGTCAAAGTCTTGGGCAATAATTTCATCCATTGAGGAGTCGCTATCATCGTACCATATCTTATGGAACATAGAGTAGGGATTAGGTATAAATTCCAGCTCCCTAGTATTAGTATCAAAGATATGAAAGCCTTTCTTATCTCCAAAATCACTCCACGTCATTTCGTACGGTGTGCCGGTATAGATAATGTTTCCTCGGGACGACTTTGTATGAAAGTGGCCGGAGATTACAATATCAAACTTATTAAATGACGCGGGATCTATTCCTTTATCGCAGAACGATCCTTTATGCATTTCAAAGCCTTCTATTTCAAAATGCCCGATAAGGACTTGTGACTTTGACTTTTCAAGAGTATGCATTACCTCTACATAATTCTCTTGACATATCCAGGGGGTGAATAATATGCTTAATCCGTCAAATACCTCTTCATAACAGCTATTAATCTGCTTAATGTTAGGGTATTGATTAAGAAGAAGGTTGAGTGAATTAACCTCGTTAGTATTCTTATAGTAGGTATCGTGATTACCAACTAAGAGCCAGCTTTTAAAGTCTCTATTAAGTGGCTCAAAAAAATACTCTTTAGCTTGCTTAAGGGTATGAAAATTAATAAATTTGCGTCGATCAAATACATCACCTAGTTGAATGATGTGGTCAATATTTTTTTCTTTTAAGTATGGGAAGAATACTTTATCGTAAAACTGTTTGAAGTAGTTATGGAAAAACGGACTATCTCCTCTAGCACCGAGGTGAACATCACCGAGAATCACTATCTTCATTCTCATCATCCTCTATTTCAATTTCGTCAATAATATCTTCACCTTGTTCTTCCTCACCTTCGATAAACTTATCAAGGCCTTGCTTTCTTTTCTTTCTCTTTTTATTCAGATTATCTTCGAACGCTTTGATAAAGTCATTAGTGTTTTCGTTCTCAAGATCAATGTACGCTGGTACAAATTCATCATCGCCGTCAAACTCTCCCTGCTCTACTAACTCATTCATTATGAGAGAGTTTTCTAATGATTTGTGTTTAATGTAGAGTTGCTTTTTTTCTTTTTGTATTCGTCTTAAAAAAGCAAAGTAGATAATCTGGGTGAAATATGCAAATGGATTATCATAACGATCAGGGTTATAATTATCAAAGTAACAAACGCAGTTCTCGATTCCATCAGATATCATCTCCTCTCTATAAGAATAGTTAATGAAGTTAGGCTTAAGAGATAACCTGTTGGCGATCATCAGCATACAATGACCAATATAGGTAGGGATAGGAGGTCTTATCTCTCCTGCCTCTTCCTTCTCTTTAACTATCTTTCTGTATTCTACTATTGCCTGATACAGTTTTTTATTATCTACGTAATGGGCGTTGGACATAATACCTTATAGTACATCAAATACTTCTAATTATAGATTCACTCTATCTGTAAAGGCAACTAATTGAGAGTGGCTTTTGTTACCTGTCTCTCAATTAAGGCTAATTTAGCTTGACTTTCAGGCGACAGATCATCATTTCCCGACGCTGCCGCAAGCTCTTGATCGACATCCCCATCAACATTCTCTTTAATGTTTTTTAAAGAGACTTGATAGTACTTTATCATATTTGCTACCGGAGGGGTAACATTTAAAATATGTTCTTGTTTAAAAATAAGTTCTTCTGGTTTTGCAAAGGGGGAATATCTTTGCAAAGAAATAGTCGGAGGGGTAAAATCATTTTTATATCTATAGTTAATTTGTAGAGGGTCTTTCAATGTAACTTTCATATCATCATTAAATATAACTTCTCCTATAATCTCAGCCCCATTTACCAACTTAATTATTGAGACCATTAATACTCCTTAGGTTAACGTTATAGATCTTATAATCAAACTTCTCCTCATCATACATTTTAACTCGTTCTAAAAAATGCAGGTGTGTATAATTCTTCTTAGACTTCCATGACATGTCATCGACAATATCATACAGCGTTGCAATGGTCTTGTTTGAACCTAGTCTTAATCCTCGTCCGATGGATTGAAGAGTTTTAATTCTAGATTTACTCGGACTTGCAAATATAATATTATGTAGGTTTCTAATATTTACACCTGTTGAGAACGTTCCTAAGGATGCTACAATGATGCCGTCCTGTTCTACTTCAATTGCTTGTCTAATATCTTCTCTTAATAGTCCATCTACAGCGCCATCAACGTAAAACGTTTTTTTCCCGTTACACTTTTGTTCTATAAGTGAGTGTAGTAACTTACCATGATCAATTATCTTGAAAAGAATAAGCGTATTGCCTTTTAGAGAGGCAGCTAGATTAACAATAAAATTATGTCTGGATTGATAGGTGTTAATGTAATCAATTTCAGACTGATAGTCTATGCCTTTCATTCTCTTTCTAATTTCATCCTCGTAAGATAAAACGATTGCTTTAATTTGAAATTGAGAGAGATGTTTTTGATCGATAAGTTCGGCTGTAGTAGTTACCTTCTTTATAGGTCCAAATAATCCTTCAAGCACTAACTTGTGTGTTAGAGAGCCATCAAGAGTTCCTGTAAAACCAAACTTATAAGGACATACCTCCGTCTTTTTCATAATAGCACTAAGACTAGAAGCTTTAAACAAATGCGCTTCATCACCTACAACACAATTAAACTGTGCAAACCATGTCTTGGGAAGTTTATAGATCGATTGCCATGTAGTGATAACAAAGGGGGAATCAGTTATTTTCTCTTGTCCGGAGAATATTTTATGGATTAAAGTTTCTTCGCATCCATAGCTTACAAAGTCTGAAGCCATTTGATGTACGAGGGAGGTCGTTGGAACAATAACTAGAATCTTATCAGTATCTGACTGATAGTATTTTGATATGAGATAGATGATTAAAGATTTACCGGAGGCAGTAGGCGAAAGCAATAAAGCTCTCTTCTTTCTCGTGGCATGAACAAAAGCATCTAACTGATAATCTCGCGGTTCTAGTGAAAGTGAAATTGACTTGCAAAATTCTTTCGCCTCTACTACTGAGACATTCTCGTCACAAGAATTAAATCCTTCGCAAACAATTTCGTAGTCTCGTTCCTTGCAAAACCTCTCTACATGGCTTTGCAGTCCTCCGTATATGAGGTGGGTGGCGGTAGAAAATAATCTTATCTTTCCATCCCATACCTTGTTCCTATACGCAGGTGAAAACCTGGCACCTGGTACATTGAATGTAAAGTACTCAGACAGTTCCTGTGCTACGTCACTTTCGCATAGGAGCTTAATAAAAACGTCATTTATTTTATTTACGGTTATCATGCACCAACTTTAAACTTCTCCCAGGCAATGGCGGCGTTGATCTGGTACCCCCTTGCTGGTAAGTTCTTTATAATAGACTCAAGAAATTCAACCTTCTCTTTCTGAGTCTCTATCGTCTGTCTGGCTTTGATCAGGTCTTTGTCACCATCTAGGTAGATGTTTAATTCTGTCTTAAGCACTCTCAAAGCAAACGGCTCCCACTCCCATGACTTGAGGTCCTCCTCACTCATCACGCCGTTGTAGTACTCAAACTTTGCTTTGTAGTATCTTTTGAATTCATTCTCTAATGTTCTAAGCTTTAACCGTTCGGTTGAAAAGAGATTGAAGTACTTTGAATGAAGCTGGGAGATACGAAGGGACTCCTCACCGAGTTCCGTTCTATCGATCTTTGAGTCGTGGTTCCAGAGTTGTTGAATTTCTTCTAGTTTCATTATCACCTCACAATAATCATAATATTATAATTAAAAATTAAATGTGAGTCAACGTAAACCTTTCGTACGCAAAGGTAACGGTCGCAGGCACATACTCTACGTCAGTTAGCATGGTGTCAAAGGCTATGTCTGTTAATGATACAGGGTACAAATTTTTAAACGAAATGTCAATAATGGGTGCTCGGACTGAATTTAAAATAATTAGTGAGGCGTCTGAGTAGATTCCATTTCCTGCTATAGGATTGGCATCTTGACCTCCAAACCTTCCTCTAGCAGGTGCAATAGCACTATACTGGGCAAAGTTCTCTGGAAACCCTAAAGCGACAATCCAGTCAAATATTTCTTTATAGTTTCTCATTTCCTCATCTATACGAAACGTCACTGATAGAGTAGAGAAATCTATGTGATCTCCGGGTACAGGCAACTTCACAAACGGAGTCTGTATGTCGGACTGTCCTAAGGTTATATTAGGAAGCACAACGGACTGAACAAAGTAATTCACATTGGGAGTCTTCTTGATAGAAAACGTTACTCCTAATGGTGATAGAAAGTTTTTATTCTCTGGTAAACTAGAAGGGGCTGTCATACAAATATTTATCCCATAAAAAAAGGGGATCTTTCGATCCCCTTTTAAAGTACATTATGTGGTTATTCTTATTATTGATTAAATTACATAATGTTGTTAACGCGAACTCGGCGATAGTACACGTTGGTGTCCTCGGCCAGAGCGCCTGTACCAGCTCCGGTGCTGCCGTCGTTGAATGGGTTTGCAACCATTCCATAACGGGTCTTGAAGCCAATCTTGGGCTGGAACGTGTCAGGATCAACTGCACGAACCATCTGGAGCGGAACATATGGGCAATAGAACAGGCCGGCGTCAAATGCTGACGAGCCTTTGTAGCCCAAAACGAAGTAGTTACCACCAGCATACGGATCGATATAAACGCGGATACGACCATTCAGAACACCGGCGAATGTATTGCCTGTGTCATCGATCTGGAGGTTGTTGGAGTTGAGGGCAGGAGCATAGTCCAGAACACCGGCCATCTGCAGTGCGGAAGCAACGTCCGACGAGCAGATAACGATGTTACCTTTACCTCTCCGGGTGTCTTTAGCGATTTTGTTAGCTTCTCTCTCCAGTTGGAACATCAGGCCCTTGAACTTCTCAACGGACCAACGACCATTGGAATCGGTATCTAGGTCAAACACACCAGAGGTTGTTGTGTTCTCTGTAGCACCAACTTTAGCTGTAACATAGATCGAACGAATGACTTCGCGGTTGATCTCAGCAAGGATCTCAGCTGACAGGATGTTGGAGAGCTCGGTCTCAGCATCCAGGCCGTGAACGGCGCGCAGATCCTGGGCAAGTTCCATCGAGTACTCAGCCTTCAGTGCACGGCCTTTGGCAGTGACTGTAACTTTCTCAATCGAGAAGGCCATCTGAGGGAATGTGATTGTACCGTTGCCAAAGCGCTCGAGCTCGGACGTCGGAACACCAGTAGCGAAGTTAACTTCTGTGTTGGTAGCCAGTTGGGTCAGGTTTGCACCAGCACCAGTAGAACCAACGTGGTTGTTGCCGAGGGCGGCGGAGTTCTTGTTGTACGAAGAGAACTCTGTATTTGACTCGTTGTAGAATGCCTCATCGCCAGACTGTGAAGTGTAGCGCGAACGCATTGCGAAGATAAGACCTGTAGGACCAGTCATGGGCTGAACACCGCAGATGTCGTATGCAATGAGGTTAGGCATTGCACGGCGAACCAACGAGATCAGAACTGGGTCGAAAATGTCAACTGCACCGTCACCGGCTGTAGAAGACGAAGCTCCCATAGCGTTGGTGGGGTTGTTGGCTTCAAACAAACGCTGTGAACCAGGAACCTGATAAGCTGCCTCGCGGAGTGCTTTTTCAGTGTTCTCTAGAATTTGAGCGGTTACAGCACGCTTATGAGGATCCTTAATCTGCTCAAGATCAGGATGCTCAAGTACTGGTTTCCACTTGTTTTGAATTTCTTCATTTAAGTACATTTGAGATTCCCCTTCCTTTTTAAAATCGGGTTTAATTTATTTATAAAATTTATTTCTTAGCGGATCTTGAAATTGCCTGAACATAATTGGCAACTGGTCCAGATAGCGTTTGCTTGATTTGCTCAGGCTGCTCCTCGGCTTGCTCAACTTCTGTTTCGGTAATGTTAGAAACTACTTTAGTATCTTTAAAATAGTTCTCTTTTACAATCTGAAGCTTCTTGGTATAAGAATCTTCACTGACGTAATCAACACCCTCAGCTAGAGAGGCGAACTTCTCTTTCTGAGAAACTGTTAAGCCTTCAGCTACCTTGGCAAAAATATTTTCTTTAGCGTAATCTTTGACTTGGTTTTTGAGTTCGATGTTAGAATTAATAGACTCATCAAGTTTGGACTCCAACTCATCAACTTTGGAAGCCAAATTCTCTAACACGTCAAGCTTGTCTTCAGGAATTTCAATATAGTTTTCTGCGAAGAGGTCTCTTAAACCATCGATAAACTCTTCTGTAATTTCTGTGCGGAGTGAGGACTCGATAGCAATCTCATTCTCTTCCATCCACTGCTCAACAACGTAGTTAAGGTAGTTGTCAATTTGATCGGAGAGTTTAGAAGTAACTTCAGCAACTTGTTCAATAAGTTTCTTCTCAGCCTCGTCTTCAATTTGTGCTTTAAGCATTTCAACTTTAGCCTGAACTGCTGCTTCAAAAATTGTAACAGCTTTCTCTTTGAATTCTTCCGAAAGCTCTTCACCTTCGAAAGCAACTTCAATGGTGTAGTCTTCAATTTTAGCAGACGCAGCCGATGGCTTCATGTTGAGGGTAGCTTTGTTGGAGTCAGCAGAATCGTTGCCGCCCATTGAAGGGGTAGCAGAATCGAGGTCGCTGGCTGTACGTAGCGGGGTAGTTTTCTCTCCCTGATCTTTAGAATTTGGAAGAGTGGCGGATTTAGCAACAGGGTCGGCAACGATTTCATCACCGTTCTGGCCTCCCTTGTTGATCACCTTTTCATATAATTCTTTTTCTTTCATTTTAAGCTCCTTGATGGAATTTATTTTAGTTATTTATAAATCTATTTCTTGGACAGCTCGTTGAAGAAAGTAGCAAATGTTTTAAATTTTTGCTCTTCTATTTGTTTAACGGTCATTTTTTTCATCTCGCTCTTCATCTGATCGGCAAGTTGAATCATTTTAAAGCTGCCGTTTGGATCCATGATCCATTCCACACCCTCCATAATACCTTTGACAAAAGCGTCTGGGG